CTAGGAATTGTTCATCAATATTAAGGATTGTAAAATATCCGGTAGGTTCTGGAGTTGTGACAAGAGCATCAAATGTTTTGAGTCTTAGTACTTCTAATGGTACACTATTGAAGAGGAGAGGCAAAGTTAATAGAGTTAATAAGGTAATTGCCCACTTCATGTTAGTTACCCTGTGTAATTTTTATAGTAGAGTTACCGCCACCGTTGACAACTATCTGTGTACTCTTACCATCTTGTATTAAAATAATAGTATAAGCATTTTGTTTATCTAAATCTAAACGAACTGTATCTTCTAAAGTTTTATAAAATGTTATTAAGTTATCAGTCATAAAAGTATTTATCTGAGTATTAGAATCGTATCCAACTTGAGTACCTTTTAAATCTATATCAGCTTTTAAAAGTGTTTCAGTTTGGTCTAACTCATTAACATCTTCTATGATGTTTAAAAGGTCTTCAAGAAAATTTACATCAAGATAATTAATGTCTAACTCTGTAAACTCTAACTCATCTTCTGCAAGATAATCTATTTCTAAATCATCAAACTCAAGGAAATCAACATCAAGAATACTAGTGTTGCTCCCTCCATCTTCTCTTTCATCCTCTTGTATTTCCTGTGGTTTATTTACTATTAACATGTTATCAATTAACTCTAGGGTTAAGTCAAGGATAACGGGATTTGTTGGTTTAGTTTCAAACATAGAAACTGTAGTAGCTTGGTAAGGCTTGTTAAGAACTACCTGTCCCATAGCTGTTGCGACAACTATTTCTCCACTTGGAAGACCGTCATCGTCTGGTAATAATATAACTAAACTTCTACCTAACTCATCTACAGTTACAGTAAAGTCTGTACCACGAATACCTATCGTAGCACTTGGAGTATTAATAGTTATATTTTCTTTATCTATTGTAGCTAACTTACCGGTGATAAATCTTGCAGTACCACTAGCAAACTGAAGTGCCATCTTAGATTTAGAAGGGTCTGGGTCATAGATAAATTCATCTATAATTAATTCAGAATGCTCTGTCAATCTAACTTGACTGTCATCTAAAAAAGTAATGCCCAATCTCCCGTTAGAAGTTTGGACATTATCGTAACTGTTTATGTCTAGGTCTAATGCAGCTTGAAAAGTTAAATCTCTTACAACTCTACCAGTGCCTTTTAATTCTGTTATGTTTCCAATATTAGCAGCTTGTAGTTGTACCACCATCATTTTGAACAATACAAACAGTACCATTGTTACCGTTAGAATTGATTTGCAACCAGTCTGAAACCAATGTTGAAGATTGGATAATGTTAAATGTTCTGCTGTCACCTGTGTGGTCAAGGTAGAAGTATCCGTCTGCATATCCGCTTCCTGTAAAGTTTACTGTGTTGCTATCACCATCTACATCTACGTAGTTAGTAGCTCCATCATAGTTAATATCAAAATCAAAGGTGTTACTATCACCATTGATAATCCAGTCTAAGTCAACCGTACCTGCAAGTGCAGATGTACCTGTGTCTAATGTAAATGTGTTAGAACTTCCAGTTACATCAACATTGTAATCAGAACCATCTATCCCATAAGTATCAGTTGGGTCTCCTTGAATAGTAAATGTATTACTATCTCCGTCAAACTCAAAAAAACCTGTAATGTTATCTCCAAGTATATCGCCTAAGAATTTATTGGTATTACCGATTTGATTTATATCTAATGTAAGATTCAAACCGTCTAAGTCTAATGCTGTTAATGTACCAGCAACAGAGTTTAGACCACCAATAATATTAGAGTTTCCAAGTTGTTCTAAATCAATATTTGCTGTAGCACCAGATTGGTCAACATATATTTCGTTGTCAGCCCCGTATAGCAGTGATGCACTCATCATCACAACTAGGCTCATTAATTTTAATGTTTTCATATTCCCAATAGCCTCTCTCTATTCCAATATTTATTATATTTAATACTCCAGTCTCTATTGCTTTTTGTAAAGCTATAGAAACACTTTCATTCTCAGCAACTCCTCCTTCTATTTCTACCAGTTCAGTACCGGCTTCTATAAAACGAAATACATCCTGAGAAATACTTGTGGATATAATACTTTTAGAAACTAATGTTTCGGTAAGCACTTCTCCAGTTGACACAGAAACTAATCGTAATGATATAGTAACTGTATCTTCTCTATACTGTTTACTATTACCTATTCCTAAGTATCTAGCACCAGCACCTCCAGATTTGAGGTTAGCTTCATAACTAACAACTCCTCCCTGAACTAATAACCCTGCAAATAGCAGTGGTTGCATCTTATTATCTTCTTTAAACTCTTTACGTGTAGCTCTAATTAATTGTCTTTCTTTTGTTAAGTCATCTAAACCTACACGTTCTACAACTCTGAAAAATTTACCACCTGCAGCATGTTTAAAAGCTCTTATAAGAAATGCTTCAGGAGCTTGTGTAATAGCTGTACTAAACAAAGCAAACGAACTATTACTTCTACGTTGTCCTGTTAAGTCTCTAAAGCTATCGGGGTATATAGCTATAGTAGGTTTTACTTTTGCTCGTGGTAAGTTTTTTAATTCTTCTGACTGTAAATCTAATATAGAACTAGGCTTAATATCTTGTGTTAATGTTAAGTCTTTATTCTGATTTAAAACAGCACAACTAGAAAGTAAAACTACCGATAGGCAAAGAAATAGTCGTTGTATTTCCATCACTGTCCGTTATGTTTAAAGTTATTATTCCATCGACAACACTATATTCTATTGTGTTACCTTCTAATTCTAATATACCACTATCACTAGCAGTCTCTCCAAATAAATTTTCTACTAACTGTCTAGATAATTGTGCATATATTCTAGACTCTAAGTTTCTTATAAACCTTGCTAGAGTTGTATTCTCTTTGTCTCTTTTTATCTGGTCTTGAAGTGCTTTTATTTCTGCCTTTAATGCTTCTTTACGATTAAACTCTTGATTCTGGATTGTAAGATAATGTGATGATGTACCAACACCATTAAAGCTAGGACTTTTAAACTTAAATACTACTTCATCTGCAATACTTCCTACAGACCAGAACATAATTAACATAGACCAAAAGAACATACACCACTTGCAGTTCCTTGAAGCTTTTTCACTTTTAAATGTCGGTTTTAATTTCATAATGCTTTATCGTTTATCCAAAATGCAAATAACATAAGTCCAAATACTGCTACTTGTACAATAGAAGCTACAGTAATTTGTTTCATCGGATGTATATCTACAATTCTTTCTATCCAAGATTCACTTGGAGAAAGATTAACTACTTGTAATATTTTCTTATCAATCTTTTCGTTGGTCATCTCTGTCTGCTTTTGCTATCTTATCACTGTTAATTAATTGTGGCACACCTAGTATAGTTTTAATCATAGTATCTTGTCTTATGATTTCATTATCTAAGCTTCTTACTCTATCTATTAATGCAACAAGTATGCCATGTTGTGAATCTAACTTAGTACCTAACCTATCTTCTAAGTTAGCTAACGAACCATTTAGTTTATCATCAAGAGTATCTAGTTTTGTTTCCATACCATCAATAATTCTGTTGATTAATTTCCAAACAAACATACCTAAACCTACAGCAGCAGCTATAGGAAAACCTAACTCTTGTATAACTTGAACTACATCCATTAGTCTTTAGAAGTGTTAGAAGCTCCAAAGTAAAATGATATTACAGCACTTGCTAAACCACCAAGGTATCCAAGTACAAGGTTTATAAGGGCTTCAGAGTTCTGCTCTGGTGGTTGTAGAGTGACAAGGAATATGTATCCCATGAATCCACCTACAACAGCTATACCCATAATACGGGCTGTCCAGTCTTTACTGAACTTATTTCTAGCGTCTTGTCCATCTTGTGTTTCTAATTTAAACACATCTACTTCAAGCTCTTTCATCTGTACTTCAAAAGCTTGTTCAGCTTTTTTAAGTTCTAACATTTGTTCAGGTGTAGCTTCTGCTATTCCTTTCTCTATAGCTTTTGGAGTATTAGGAACACCTAACACTTCTGATATCATGTTAGCTGCCATGCCTCCCATCGGTCCACCCAAGGCAGTTCCTAATGTAGGTGCAACAGCTCCAACTATGTTTTTTAATAATCCTTTCATTTCAGGCTCCTAATACCATTTCTTGTAATTCTTTACTACGTCTACCAACTTGTCCATACCAACGACTGTCTTGCATTTGTACAGACATCTCTTTCCAGTTATGTTCTCTACAAGCTTTTAACATGTTACGAAACTTTGAAAGTCTTGTACCACCTAGATTAAAACACATGTTGACTAACACTCTCTGTATAACTTCTGGTAGCTTTTCAAAGTCTTCCTCGCTTCCAAAGACATGTATGGTTTCCTTATAGTGCTTTTCAAAGTCATCCTCATAGTACATGTCTACAACTTCTTGAGTAACAGGTGTGCCAACTTCCCAATCATATTCCGGGTCGTTAGGTTGACACAGGTGTCCAACTCCTAAAGTTTTATAGCCTAGACTATCCATATAAATTTCTAACACTTCACCTTCGTGTCTCTTTATTTCAGCTTTGCAAAGTTCTATATCTAATTTATTATTTTTCTTGAAAAACATCTAATCCTAATTCCTCCATTTGTGCTGAGTAAGGTTGTCCTGTAAAAGGGTCAATTCTATCTGCTGGGTTTTCTTTTGTGTAGGGTACGTTATCACCTTTTACTATTCCGCCTTCAACTTTTCTTTTTCTTTGTTCAAATCTTTTTAAACCTTCAGCACTTAACTTGTCTTCAAGCTCTTGAAGTTTTGCTATGTATAATTCGTATTCAGCATTTAAAGTTATAAGTTCAGCTTGAAGTTCTACTGTTCTTTTATCTTTTTGTTTTGCAGTTATTTTACCCCTACTAAAATCTTTTCCTGCTTGTTTTCTTTTCTTTTGTATATTGCTTCGTTCTCTTAAATAACTTGATTCTCTTACTTTCTTATTAATTCTTGCATCTTGTGGTCTTACTCTAAAACCAAAACCATAAGCCAATGCTAAGAAAGGAGTATCTTTAGTTACATATTGAGAACCGGGTATCAATTCACCTGCCTCTTCACCTGCTTCAATTCTTCTAGCTTTTTGTATTTTTTTAGTAGCAAAAGTTTCAGGCAATCCGGGTATATTAGGTATCTGACCTTTACCGTAATGCTTTAATATTGCTCCAGTGCTTTCTGTATCAACTCCCATATCTTCTAAGTTTTGTCCTGTAAAAGGGTCTACTTTAAAAAATACATTAGATATTAAATCTACATATAAACCACCGGGCTGTAAACTAGCTGGTAGCCCCTGAAAACCTACAGGACTTTCTCTACCTTCAAAAATATCACCACCCGGAATCCAACGACTTGCATCAAAATATAAAGCATTACCATTTTTATCATCTACTGGAAGTCTAATATTTGTGTAAGGCATAGCATCTCCAACAATAGGAACACCACCAAATAATTTTTTATTATACGCATCTCTAACTGTCAACCTATCTATATCTTCTCCATATTTATCATCAGCTAAATATGTAAAACCTTCGTTCATACCATAACCTAATGCAGCCCACTTAGCAAACTTATGAGGTCTGAGAGCTGCTGCTTCAGCTAATAAAGGTATTACTCTATAGGTATAACTTATAAAAGGTACCGCAGTTCTTTTTAATCCTTGTATAAAAGGAGCATTAATATCGTAATCGATAAACCATTTACGTGCTTCTAAGGCTGAGTCAGACCTTGAAAAACCTTTATCAAGTCTGTCCATATAAACACCCATTCTAAATATCTGGTCTTGAAGTTGATAAAATCTTTCCATTTTTTCAGGAGTCCATTTAGCACCATACTTAATAGCATCACCTGTTTCACCCAAAATTCCTAAACCAAAACTTTGTTCATTTTGAATTTTTAATAAACTTCTTTCTATTTCAGTTGCTGCTTCTTTTAACTCTTTACTTATTAAATCAACATCAAATATACCATCTATTTTTGCTTGTCTATGTAATGCAGATTTAGGGTCTGACATTTCTTTGATTCCTTTGATAACATATTTAAAATCTGTATCAGCAAAATCTAGTAACATTACGTTAGAAGCTGTGTTACCTACGTGAGTTGAAGGACTCCAAGCTGTTTTAGTTTTTTTCCAAATTGTTTGTAATCTATCAAGACCTTTTAAATACATAGTATTTCTAGCTTTATCAACAGTACTAAAACCATAAGTATGTTTTATATCTCTAAGAACATCTTTATTTACATACTTACCACTTAGTTCACCATACTTTAATTTTTTAGTACCTTGAACTTTACTACTAGGCATAATTTCAAAACGTGCTTGTTCACTTGGAGTTAAAATTTTCCAGTCTGCTTCATCTAACACGAACTTTTTATTATCAGCTAGGTCATCAAAAAATCTAGCACTAGCTATATCGTTTGCAAATAATCTTCCTGTTTCTGTTATAGCATATGAAGCATTTTCAACTTCTTCCAAATCTTTTCTTTCTTGTTTTGTATACTGTCTTCTTACTTTAACTTTACCACCTTTTAATTCTTCTAAAATTTCCCAACCTTCTTTCTTCCAATTGTTTTTAGGATTGTTAAAAGCTTTGATAGTTGTAGTTTCAATTTTACCTCTTGGTCTTAACTCTTCTCCTATAATTCTTATGTCTTTACTATTTTCATATATTATTTTATTATCAGACTTTTTAGGTTTTAAATAAGTTCTTTTAATATAAGTATCTATATTTTTCTTAAATACTTTTTCACTTAATAAACCTCTATCTACTAATTCTTGTCCATATTTAATTAATATTGCTCTTGTTTCTGCATTTAATGCTAAAGCTTCAGGAGATAATTTTTCTATAGAAGCTATGTCTCCATTTAATAAACCATATAATAATTTATTTTGTTCTGGGCTTAATTCTTTTGCAGCTTTTTCAGCTATTTCAGCAAACTGTATACCTATTTCATTTCTATTAGTTCTATAAGATTGTTTTAATTTTAAATATTCAGGTTTTAAACCATAATCACTTATTAATTTCCTACCAAAAATTTCACCTATGTATTCGTCACCAACTTTAATATTTTTAATTCTATTAACTCCACCAGCACCTATAGCAGCTCCTGTAATTCCTGCTGCTACTTTTTGTGCATAGGTAGCATCTGGGTCATCTATTGCATTAAAACCTATACCATAACCAGCTACAGCCGAAAAACTTTCACCCGGATTATTAAACATAAGATTTTTTAAAGGAGTCCCTACCATGTCTTGATAGACTTTTAATACTGGATTTTTTAAAGTATATTTTTGGTCAACAGGTTTGTCTAATTCATCTGCTACATTTTTACCAAAAGCATTTTGATTAGGTACAATTACTGATTCATCTGGTTTTATTTTATTTCTAACAAATTTTTGAGAATCTTGAAGACTACCAAATAAATTTATTTCGGTTAATTGTTTTTTTCTTCTATTAAAATCAGAAATACTTTCACCTTTTTTTCTTCCTCTTAAAAAAGGTACAGTTGTAACTTCCCATTGTTTAGGAATTATATTACCTTGTTCATCAACTGCTTTTTGTATACTATAAGTAGTTTTATTACTAGGATTAGTAGTTTTATAAATTGGATTACCTTTATTTGTTTTTCTATCAATAACAAAAATAATATCTTTAGGTTTTTCTGCAACTTCTTCTTCAAGAGTTACTTTACTTTTACGTTGTTGTCCCGGTTTTGGAGGTTGTAAATCATCTAGAGTAAATCTTTTAGTAGCTGTATTTCCTGTCTCTTTA